TGGTGAAACTCTTACTGTATGAAACTTGCTTTTATATTCTCTCATTTTGTATATTTTTTATTATATAGTATATATTGATTCACAAATATAATGAAATATTTCATATTTATGAAAAGAATTGCTTATATTTGCGTTAATATAATTAAATTTAATTAATTGGAAAAATCTAATTACCTAAAAAATTATAGACCTACTCTGTATTTTTTTAGAGATAGATACGGGTTAAAGGTATCTGAAATAGAGTTTTTGTTCTTTGTGTACGATTTAAAATATTTTACGTATATGTACGTAAATGATAATTATAGGTCGTCAAGAAATTTTGTAGATAGGAATATCCCTAAAATAAAAGATAAGGGTTATATTTACATTTACCAAGAACAATACATGAAAAGAGTTAGAAAGTATGCTATATCCCAAAAAGGAAAAATGTTAGTATCTAGGTTCTATAGAATATTAGAGGGAAAAGAATCTATAAATAAAAATTATTTATGAAAATATTACAAAAATATGCAAACGGAGGCAACGTTGCAACTGAGAAACGTGATAGTGCTGGAGGTAACACTGTTTATAATTTCTTAGATTTATCAAACGACTTAAAAGGAAAGAACGGAAAGAATAGAGTTTACAATAGAGGTGATGGGGCTGGCTTTTCTTCTAACATAGTTTTTCTTGAAAATAAAATCGAATTTAAAGGAAATAGTCAGTTTAACGATATTTTATCAAGCCTTGCCAGGAAAAATACAGGTAATTCTTTGATTGGCCCTTCATCTGGTGGGATGAACACTACAAATATTGTTGCTGTTAGAACAAAAACTAATCCTGAGGGTCAAATAGAAATAGTTTCAGTTATTACTGACGCATCATTGAGGAGTGGTGCTGGAGATTATTTAGAGGGGGGTTATTATTCAGAAATAACAAACCCTTCTGTAACAGGGAAGCCAATGGAGGTTTTTCAATTTGAAGTAAAGACAGGAGATAAAGAGGGGATGTCAGAACGAAAAGGTTTCAATCAGGTTGATTTAGATAGAACTTATGGGAGATATGGAAACTATAGCCCTAATGTCATAAGTAATGAAATGTTTAGAAGTTTATCTAATAAGTTAATATCATTAAATCAAGAACAATGGTATAGTGATGAATTAAAAGATGATTATTCTGTTCAAAAATTAAACTACACAAATTATTTTATGCCAATCTCTAATGAGAATAGGGATGCGGTTATAGAAAGACCATTTACTACTAATGACAATGTATATTCTCACGTAAGAAATATTAGGGATAAAAAAGGTATGGACTTTATGATGGGGTATATAATGTCTCAAACTTTTGGTCAAAAAGGTGGCCCTGAATACTATAGACCACGACAAAGAACTATAAATGGTAACTACATATCATCAGAAAAACATTACTCTTTGAGCGGTGGTATGCAAGGGTTTAATTACGTGAGTACACCAGCAGCTAATTTTGGAGATGTTTCTTATGATTATAGAAGAGCAGTAGACCGAATGATAGGAGATGTTATAGCTCAAGCTGGTTTTGCTGGCGATTTACAAGGAATGATAGGTGAAGATGGCTCTTGGAATAGAGAGGTGTTAGATAATGTTTTTCAAGTTAACAATGTAGATGGGGTAAATTACCTTACTCTAAACACAGGAGGGTACGGTGGTAAAGGTAAAAACATAGTCTATAATTTTCCTTTAGATACAGATTTTGGTATGGTTGTTAAGCAAGCTTTAGATAACCATATAATAAAGCACAGTCCTTATATGACTCAAGCTTTAAAAGACGCTAACGCTGGAAAAGGAGATAACTTTAAGGCAGATGGTAAAAATTTATCTTTTAATATTAACGCTGCCAGCCCAGTTGATGGAAACTCAACCATAGTTAGAAATTTTGTAAAAGAATTTAACACTGAAGCGGAGGCTAGTGTTATAGCTGACAATTTTAATAGTAGGTCTTTAGAGGATAGAATGTCTAGTGTCGTTAGAGATGGTTTTAAATATGCTAATGTTGCTGATGTTGTTGCTGATGAAGATGGGACTTCTGTAAATGTTGTTGACTTTAGTGCTGGTCATATAGG